AACGGACCGGTCTGGGTGCCGACGAGGGTCGCCACCTGATTGATCGCGTTGTACGAGCCCGTGGCCGCCTGGTTCGGCTCGAGGCCGACCTTTCCGGAGGCGTCCGTCTCGCCGGCCGCCGTGGGCGACATGATGAGGACGCTCGAGACGAGGCCGTTCGTGAACGAGGGGAGGCTCCGGGCCTTGATCGAGAGGATCTTCTGGAGCCCGTACGTCACGACTGACACGAGGTTGTTGGGGGCCGTCGCGGCGAAGGTCACCGACCCATCCGCGTGGACCTGGACGTCAGCGTCGATGACCGCGTTGACGGCCGCAGCGACGGCGGCAAGGGTCGTCAGGCCGGTCATGTTGACGGGTATGAGGTTCACGCCGTCGACGTTGAGGACGAGGCGGTCCGTCGAGAGCATCGACAGGGGCTCAGTCACGCCGCTGGAGAGAAGGACCGCCTTGTACTGCAGCGAAAGGTCGACGGAGACCGCGGGGTTCCCGTCGATGATCATCCCGCCGAAGATGCGGGTCGCCTGGTAGATGTCGTACGGCTCCTGCTTCTGGTTGGAGAAGGAGGCGTGGGTCGCCGGGTCGAGGGCCGTGTTGAAGGTGACGGTGACGGTCTCAGCGACGGGGTTTCCGGCGCCGGTGTGAATGGCGTCCGGAAGGCTCTCGGTACCGGAGGGCCACTGGATGGTTTGCGGAAGGGAGGCTTTAACGCCAAACTTGGCTCCGAAGACCAGGGCCCCGCTGAGCGCGGACGCGATCGAGTAGCTTCCGGTGCCGGACGAACCGGGCGTGAGGACCGAGAGGGTGAAGGTGTCGTCCGTGATCCGGTTGTACCAGAACGTCGCGAACGCCCTGTACTCGGCCGACACGGGGGTGGCGAGCGTCACGATGTTCGTGGAGCTGTCGACCTCGAGGACCTTGACCGGAGGGCGGGATGAAGCGTCCCGCCAGGTCTTGCCGACGTAGACCGTGACGAGGTCCGGGCGGTTCGTCGGAAGGTCAAGGCGACCGTTCGTGATGGTGGTGTAAGTCGCCTGGCCGAGGGGCGTATCGCGACCGTTTCCGCTGGTGGGGACCTCCGGAAGGAGGAACTTGGTCGTGGAGACAGTGCTCGTGGTCGTGTCGACGAACCTGGCGCAGGGAGCGCCGAAGATCCTGTCGTCGACCAGCATGCCGACGATCTGGGTGGAGTCAAAGGACGCGGACCCGGTCTTGTCGCCGGCCTGGACCTGAAAGGCCGTCCCCCATTGGATCTTGGACTGGTCGCCGTCGTTGACGACGATGAAGTCCGGACCGTTGAGGAAGTCGCGGCGGCCGGGCGCAATGCCGACGTTCCCGACCGTGATGATGTTGCTGTTCGGGAGGTAGTCGAACGTATCCTGGAACGTGTTGAAGTAGTAGGTGATGAGGACCTTCGAGCCACTCTTCGGCGCGAAGGGAAGGCCGACGAGGCGCTGGGAACCGTCGACCGACTTGGCGAGGACTTGGGTCCCGTTCACCGTCACCGTCACCTTGGACGGGTCTGTCGTCGTGATGCCACCATCAGAGCCATCGACCACGGGGCCGTTGAACACGCGGAATGACTGCGTGCGAGCGGTGTAGTCGCCCGCATTGAAGCCGAGGACTCCGTTCGCGCCGCCGCTACCGACGAGGATGTTTCCGAGGGCGATCAGCTGGACGTGGGCGAGCCCCTCGTTGTCGATGTGCACCGAGGCTGTGAGACCCGGGACGTTCGCGGCGTTCACGTCGTTGGCGACGTCCGTGGCGGTCCGCGTGACGCCCGACGTCAGGACGATCGTCACGGGGACCGTGTCGTCGAGCGTGATGTCGAGCTTGTCGTTCGAGCCGAGGGTGACCGCGTAAGTCTCCGTCTTCGGAGCGACGAGGATGGCCGGACCGTCGGTGATCTGGGCCGACACGTCGTCGGTGATCCGTGTATCCTTGCGGTGGAAGAAGTAGTTGATCGTGACCTTGTCGTCCTCAGCCGGAGGCACGAGGAGCGAGACGAGTCCGTTCGGACCGTCGATGGCCGCGACGACGACGGGGGCTCCGTTAACGGAGACCGAGACCTTGCTCGCGTCGTAGGTAGCCGAGCCACGGCCTTGGCCGTCGACGATCGGATAATTGCGGACCTTGAACTTCGATTTGTTTCCGTCCTGGTTCCCGAGGATCGGGCTTTGGACGGTTCCACCGGAAATCCAACGACCTTGGGCGTCCTCGCCGAAGATCGGTGTATCCGCGACGCTCGAGGATCCGCGGATCATCTCGAAGTTCGTCTGGGAGAGAGACTCTTTGCCCACGCCGATCAGGACCGGGACCCGGAGGCCCCCAAGGAGCAGGCCAACCGCCGGCTCGACAACGGTCTGCGCGTAGACGCCCGGAGGTGCGTAGGTCGTAAAAGGTCCGATGCCCATGTTAGCTCCCTTCAGTGAGCAGAAGTCTAAATACCGGTATGCGTCTCTTCTCTAGAGCAGTGTGGGGTATGCGTATGCGTCTACGTGAAGGGTCACTTCAACCCTGCACGCCGCATGAAGAGCCTATTGGAGGGGCCTACTCGGATGTCTTCGGGGCGGACTTCTTCGCCTTGTCGAGCAGCTTCAGAGCCTTCTCACGGTCGCGAATCGTGCTGGCGTCGGCAGGGGCTATTGTGTCCCCGGCCTGGGACACTGCGTTCGTCCCGGCCTCCCGGCGCACCTTGTCGCGAGCTTCCTTGCGGGCGTTATATTCACCCCACTTGACCTCAGCCGACCGGCCGACCGCCTTGTCAACAACCGGATAGTCAAGATCGTGCACCCCGCTGTTCCCGTGAACGCCGCTGCCGGCCCCCTTGTCGACCCCTCCGGCAAACTTGAAGCTGAAGGAGGAAACGCGGATGCGCTCCGCCCTGTTCTTGCAGTTCGGGCACGGGTGATGGTCGAAGTACTCCTGGATCTCCTCCTTCTTCAGGAGAAGCTCTTCGAACTCGGCATCACAGTCGTCACAAAAGTACTCAAAGGTCGGCAAGGTTCACCTGCCGAACCTTACTAACGGACTCGCTCGTAAGTGAGGTCCCGCCCGATAGATACGCCGACCCCGGCGGCCCCAAGCTGACCCGTCGACCGGAGAAGGTCAAGCGGATAGCTCCCGTCAAGGTACCCATGCTCGACCTCCGCAGCGCGAGAGGTGTTCTCCGCACGGATGACGGTTATCGGCAGAGGCACGTACACCTCCCAGTCGACGCGAAGGGAGAGCGAGACGGTCGTCTCGTAGTAATACTCGTCCGTGTCAGAGTTATATACCTCCTCATTCTCGCCGCCGGGGGCGATGTCGAGGAGCTCCAAGCCCTCGAACCCAAGGGAGTTCTGAATTTCGAGGACCTTCACGATCACATAGTCCGCGAGCTTCTCGCGATCCTCAGCGTCGCGGGCGAACACGATGAGTTCAAACGCGACCTCATACTTCCCGCCGTAGACCTCGGCCACGTCCGTCCGCTCGTCCGTGACGACCACACACTGCTTGTCGCACTCTTGCGGCCGGTCGCCGAAGGCGATGACGACGCCCGGTACAGCGTCCAGATTCACCTGCTCTCGCTCGTAGTGGAACGGACCCTGGGTCGGCATGACATAGCGATAGTCAGCATAGATCACACCGCCTGTCGGAGTCTCCTTCAGGAAGGTGACCTCACCGGTCTCATAGTCGGTGATGAAGTCAGTTCCGGGGACCAGCGCGCGGCGGCCGTCCAGCCAAAGACGAACGGACCCCGGGTAAAGGTTGCGCCTTGATATTTGCGCCTCCTTATCCCCGGAGCTCGTGAAGGTGATGAGAGGCTCGTTGATCTCCGTGAGGAGAGGCTCAACGACGAACTCTCCAGGAACCTTCCGCGCCTCGTCCGGAACGGAATTCACCAGGATGTTATAGACGCCGGACGGTGCGGGAAACACGTCCCTCCTCGGGGAAACCCGCTCGAGGACGTTGAAATTCTCCCGCACCCATTCTATCGTCGTCCCAGGAGCGTTCTCCACGGGAGCGAGCATGCAGAAGGAAGACAGGCGCCCGACGTAGTTGTCGGCGGACAGCCGCACGCGGTCCGCCGAAGCGCTGTTGACGATTATTCCACGCTGCGGGCGCTCTTCGAACGAGTACTTGTTAGTGACGTTCTCCGAGTCAGATCTGTACCTTGGGTGATCATAGAGGATCTTGCGAAGCTCCTTGATCACCCTCTTCTTAGTGGCATTGATCAGCCAGACCTTCATCAGCCTTTGACGCTACGGCTTGTCTTCTTTTTCTTCCCATCCGGGGTCTCGGCGGGAGTCGCCGCGCCTTCTACGTCCTCGGGGAGGGGAGCGGGCTGCGTCTCCGGCTCTGGCTCTGGTACGAAGGAAGGGAATGGATCCGACTCCACCGTCACGACCATGTCGACCGGCTCACGGTCCGGCACGGAGACGGCAAAGTCGGGTTCGGAGGGGGCCGGGGCCGGGGCCGGGGCCGGGGCTGCGGGGTCTCCAGAGGGAGTGGCCGCATTGTGGGCGTGGAGGTCTTCCTCACGATGGAAAGCCTGCTCGAAGTAAACTCCCTTATAGTAGGGCATGGATTGCCTCCTTTACCGGGGGCCCCGATAGAAGGACTAGTCCTCTTTCGAGTAACACCCGTCGGGTCCCCTGAGTTGACGATGGGTGGCTTC